TGATGCTGCTGGTAAATATTTAAAGTTTACTTTAGATAATCAATATAAAGGGAATGCATTAGCTGCTGTAGCAGATTATAATGGTGGCCCTGCGGCTGGTAAGGCAGTGTTAAAAGGGGAGAAACCGCCAGCTAAAGAAACTCAAGAATATGTTGATAGAGTTAAAACATTCTTAACTGAAAAATATAAGAAATAAGAAAAGGGGCATTGCGCCCCTTTCTTCATTTAGTTAACTCTTTAACAATGTTTTGAACAACGCTATTAATATCTTTCTTAGCCATTAACTTACGCTCTTCTTTGGCAATTAGATACTGAATGTTGTGCATACATTTATGTAAATCTTCTAGTGGCTTACCTTTATCCTTGTAGCGTAGCAAGTATTTAAGGGCACTAGCTTCCCAACCATTCATGTCATACGCTTCCCATACCTCCCACGGTTGAATAGCACGATCTTTGTAATGGTTGCCACCATACTGCGTAGCCATAACATCATCATACTGCATCAGGTTTTCCCTTTAGTAAAGCTGGTAGTTTATCTTCTTTCTCTAGCCGATCAATCTCCCTCCTCATTACTGAGATAAAACCCTCTTGCAACAAAAGTTGCATCATTCTTGGTTCAATATCTTTCAACACTACTGTTGCACTACCATCTTCATGTTCTTCAACTAGTTCAAGTTCCATTTTATTTCTCCATAAAGCTGTTACAAATTTGATGCATCTTACCGTCTTCTGTCTTAAACTGTAAGACAATTTCCACTGTCTTATCTGTCTCGTACACTTTAAGCCGCACATAGCGTCTTAGTGCCTCCATCATTCGATAACTCTCCTCATTACTGCTCATACCTACTCCTCAAAGTTTTCTTAGCTTTGTACACCAAGTTTTTAGCATGTTTAGAACTACATGCAAGGGCTACACCAATGTCATTGTAGCACATTCCTTGAGCATGTTTCATGTACAGTGCTTTACGTTGTTTTTCTGGTAAATCACTTATCATGTCTAACAACTGGTGAAACTCTTGCTTAGTATTTAACAGGGTTTCAGGGGTAACACTAGTCACACTATCAACTTCTGTTTTAATGCTCTCAAACGGTCTTTTAGAGGCCTTGTTGATGGCAATTGTACATAGCCAAGTATAGAACTGACTATCACCACGAAACGTCTTGAGATACCTAAAGGCTGCTGCAAACGTATCTTGGGTTAAGTCTTCTGCTAGTGCATTGTCGTTAACCCTTTTACGTAAGAAACTAAATATACGCTTCCAATATTTAGCTGTTAGAGAGGAGTAAGCTTCCTCACTCCCCCCTAACGCTTCAGCTATTAGTAACTGGTCTTCAGATTTCACAGACACCAGCGACACACGCTAGTTGCTGAGCACCTTCAACGTTGTCTGTATATTCTAGGAACGTATTCCAATCAACAGACTTCGGCATACCTGTTTTTAATAGGTCGTACATATCTTCTGTAATCTCCTCGTAGGGGGCTTGCTTGTAGCTACCACCGTCCCACGGTAGGAAACTAATACCACTAATCTCGTCAAAGTGTTCCCACACCCAAGCACCAACTGAAGGCCAATCTTTCTCTTTGACATATACAGTTACTGAGGGCTTATGCTCACACCAATGACGTTGATAGATTAGCCACAATTTAAGGTGAGTGAAAGAGTCCAACTCATCTCGTGTAACACAACCATCAGGGGCTTTCATAGGAAAGCTAAAGATAGTTGTATCATGAGGCTTCATCACATCCGCTTCTGAAGGTACTCCCTGACCTTGTAGAAAGGCTGTGATAGGGTCTTTGTTATCGTTCCGCACACGGCGAATGTAGTAATCACTGTGGCGAGCATGAATGCCGCTGGCACTATCAACAAGTTGAGAAACAGTACCAGAAGGCTTAACACACGTAATAGCAGCGGATTGAGGAATTCCCAACGCATTAGCAAGTTCCTTATTAGTAACAACTGACAACTCACGTAGAGCATCTAGCCTTGATGACAGACCCACATCGTGAATATTATTTAGCAACGCACAGTCTAGAATTCCTGTAATTGACACGCCTAGCAAACGTTCTTCTTCAGTGTTCTTCTGCCAGATTTTCCTTAGATAAGGGAATTCTGTAAGAGTAGACTGGAAAGTCCCAAGGATAGAGGCCAATCTAACTTTTCGCTGTAGACTTGCTTCATCATCGTCTGCTCGGGCCACCACTTCAGTAAGGTTACAGAACTGATACGGACGTAAGATGATCTCGGAGCATGGATTAGTCCCAAAATCATAACTGCTATCTCTTCGTCCTCGTTTCGCAACTGTAGATTTAGCAGCTTCTCGGGAAAAGATGCCACGTTCACCAGAGTAGCTTTGATACAATGCCAACCACTCTGACATAAACTCCCCAACTGTGGGGCGTTCATTATAGCTTGCGCTATTGTTTGCAAGTGCTCGTTGTCCTTCTCGCTCCCACCACTGTCCAGCTTTAGCATGTCGCATCCGATCATCTGACAAATCACTTAGGCTAATCATCGCTGACCTACGTACCCCACCAACAACCACGACTTCTCCAATCTTGCACATAATGTCATGGCATTCCAAGCTGGTAAGTTTCCGACCTGCCGCACCTTTAAACTTATTAGTAACAAATTCAAAGAGTTCAGTGAGGGGTTTAGGGCCGCTAGCTCTACCACCAAACGTTTTAAGGCGTGCCCCTGCCGGACGCACTTTGGTAACGTCCCATTTTGGTACTTCCCCGGAATACAGTAAGGCGATGAGTTGACGTAGGCTTTTGGCCCAACCTGCTTTGCTATCAGACACAGAGATAGTAGTGTCGCTGTTAAACATTTGCGTAGGTACTTCGGGTAGCTTATTAACATACTTGCTCTCAACTGAGAATCCAACACCAGTGCCGCATAACAAGATGTACATGGCTTCATCAAAGGATTTAACATCATCTACAGGTAGGTAGGAACAGTTATACCCTGCTGTGTTGTCTCGGTTTAGTGCCTCCCCTGCGGTCATCATAGCTCTCATAGAAGGCATTACTTCGTGATTGAGAATTGCTGAATGTAACTCGTCATACAATTCAGGGGTCATCTTGTAATGCATCTTACCAATGAGGTGGCGATGCATAAAGTTCATGTAGCGGTCAACTGTCTCAGGCCAATGCTCACGGCGGTTCTCATCCTCTAGGAATCGGCTATAGCGACTCTTAGCAATGAATGTTTCGTAGATACCCATTTCGTGTTTAATCATCTTCTAATTCCTCTTCGTTATAAAATGCAAATTCTGCAATACCTAAATAGATGCATAGATAGACACCGGGGCCAGAATTAATTTCAAACCCTAATGCAAATCCAGCCATTAATCTAATTGCGATGGACATTTAACCTCCATGTTGCGTAGTTCACATTCACGCATGTTATTAATAATAAACTTGGCTTGGTCAGATAACATCTTGTAGAACAAGGGGCCATACTTACCACTACACACAATGTAATCAAAGTCTGCAATTACACCATGTAACCATGCTTCCTCTTCGTTTACATCATCTATCATCACCACTTCCTTGTAGTGTACCACGTTGCTGTCGGCTACGTAGCTTGTTAATGTTACCAATGGCAACATCTTGTAAGTCTAGGTTGTAGTGTTCAGATAGTACAGCTACAAACCATAACACATCACCCAACTCCTTTTTTAAGCTGTCTCGGTTTACTAGGTTTCCGCTGTCCCTCACTGCTTTTGCGAACAGGGACGCTACTTCCCCCGCTTCCCCTACTAGCCCTAGGCTTAGGTACTGGTCGTTTAACGCTGTCGGAAGTGCTAGCCTTGCCGCCATCTCTTGATACTCTCGTAGATTCATCCTTTTCTTCCTTTGTTTTTATTTTATGACACGTAGTGCACAATACTTGTAAGTTATTCTTCTCGCAGAACATACGATCAATGTACACATCCCAAGAAACAAAACCCGTAGTTGGATTGACTACAGGTTCCATATGGTCAACCTGAACATCCTTAGCTGTATACTCATTCTTACAACAAGCACACCTATAATGCATTGCTAGTTTACCAGACTTCTTATTAGTCTTCCTACCTAACTCTGCTTCTTTAAGTGCTTTCCACTTAGGGGGCCACCTTCGCATTCCACCACGTAGCGTACTAGTAATGAAGCTGCGATAGCGGCCTTCTGTCCACTCTCCATCGTTCCTTAAATTACCCACGGAATTACTTTAGTCCATGCGGCAAAATGATGAGTAGTGCCGTTGCTGTCAACGCATTTGCTGTACATTCCGTCAATACCCATGAACTTGTATACATCATCCGTTGTAAACTTTTCACTGTCTGGAGGTACACTGACAACATCTGCTGGTGCAAGTTTGAAATGTTTACCACGTTCCATGTCATATAGTGCCTTCATGTCGGAAATATCTATTTCACTTATCATACATTCCTCACTTTAAGTTTAACCAAAGTCCTATCTGTGCAAAGGCATACCCTGTCCAAATCATACCGTTAGACATTTCGCCTTTGCTCCATTGTAGCACACCTACGATGAGATAGCCAATTCCTGTAGCTCCTACAATAAGATGCTCAAGTGTCATGCTTAGGCCTATACACTGTGTTCATTGTTTCAAAGCTTCCATCGTCATACTTCTTCAAGACAATGGATGTACGAATGTTATCTGTTCCTAAGATTGGATGATCTAGCCCATGCACACGGGCATACTCTACACATCCATCATCGTCTGCGTAATTACCATAAACACGTTCGTGCATAGGTGCTAACTCTACTCTGTAGAATATAGGCTCGCCTAAGAAATGCACAACTGGTTTAATCATGTTGGTGCTGTCAATTACTTCCATAAATACTCCATTGTTGGATAACATTTAAGTAGTTGCTCTTTTACTAGTAATGCCACTTCACGATGTTCTTTCTGAGTAGATGGGTCACATCGTACTTCAAGATAGTGAATCCAATTACGTAGTGTACCCTTCATGTACATCTTACTCATTGTCAATCCTTCAGGAAGGAGTTTACGTGCCACCTCTTTTGCAATGCCTTTTTTCAAAGCAGATTCGTACATAAACCGAGCATCACCTAGTACACGTTTTTGAGCACCTTCCCACCAATATTTGAGAGCTAAGTCTTCTGTCTCTAAACTATTCTGCCTGTTCTTTCCATCTTGCATACGGCAGTCAGATAGTTCAAAGCTCTGTACCTCTGCATATCGCTGGCTAAACTCTTGAAAGTAGAAGCTTCGGTGTCGTAATATTTGTCGGGCAATGTCTCGTGTAGTTTCAATTTCTACACACATGTCCACCATATCTAACGGCGACCAATGCTTATTCTTTACAAGGTATTTAACCAACTTACCTGCTGTCTCTTTATTGTCTTGGTTCTCAGGGTTGGACACTCGTGCCATGTACGCCACTAAATCCTCCCCTTCCGGGGTACTCCATATCAATTTTACCTTGCTCATAATCTTGTAACTCCTGTGCCCAATCACGTTGTCGTTCGTTATTAATAACTTCTTTACGTTTACTCTTCCCAATCTTCTCCAGTTCCAAAGTCGGGCGGCTCGTCTTCTTCAAGTTCGTCTTCTGTGTCGTCATTTGTTTGAAAAAATTTATGGTAGTTAGCAACTAATACATCTGGTAAAAGAAGCACTAGATCATCTACTGACAATCCTAGTGCAATGGTTAACTCTACTGGGTCATCAAAGTTCTCCTCAATAAATTGTTTCACTTGCCATAGTTTATCATTGTAGTTCATTCTTTTTACCCTGCAACTTCTTACGCTCTTTTTCTTTCTTACTTAGATTATCCTTGATTTCATCATAGTGTTGTAGATATACATCTCGGAATGCACTAATTTCTACTAACAGTAAGTTTAGCTTAGCAATCTTAACATCTACATCCTTAACATCATAAAGGCTGAAATCTAAATTAACTTGTCGTGCACAATCTGTAATGCTAACACTACCCTCTACGCCACCACTCCACAGTGTTGTATCAATGCTCGTTTCAATTGCAGATAATCCCGTAGATTTATTTAAAAACTTACGTGAGTAATGTTTAATCTTGACCATATCGTTTTCCTAAATATTCAATAGACAAAAACATTTCATCAAAGTGACCATCATTTACTTCGTTGAGCATAACCAAACCTCGCCAATGTTTGTTGGAAAGTTGATCCATGTAACTCTCATCGTGCAAATAATAACTCCCTGCAATTATAGCACAGATTGATTTACCATCTGCTCGTTTACCGTAGGCTACTTGCTTACCTTGCTGATGACCAGCAATACAAGACATATGCAACTTACTAATAATAGCGGAAGCAGTACTAGATGGCCTACCCATAGCTCCAACAGGCCAATAATGGTTGAAACCAACACCATTGATAAAAACAGGATGGAGGAATTCATGGACTTCCCAATCTTTCTCGTAACCTAGGTCGGCTGTTGATATTAAGCCTTCTAAGGTAGGGTTATTGTTAACTGCACGATTGATGCGATTCTCATGGTTTCCCATCAGCATAATCATACGGGGCTTATATACTTTGTGTTTGGTATCTTTCTGCACTTTCTGTAGCTGTCGCAATGGGGCTAGCATCTCTTGCATAGCCACCTTAGTAATCTCTACATCTTTCTTATACCGTAACCCTTCAAAGTATTTACTGCCCTTAACGTCATGTGTTGACAATGAGGGCATGTCAGCAAAGTCTCCTAGGTTGACAACTACGTCAGGTCGGTAATCAGCAATTGCCTTACCAACCCAAGGTAGATGTTCCCTAGATACACCTTCCTTAATCTGACAATCCGGGATTACTAATATCTTCATCATCAAATCCTTTTGTAATGACTTCCCAATCCGCATCAATGCGTTTACTAACTTTATCATAGACACCTACATATCCTGTAGCATCTAGGAACTTAGCAAACTGCAACATAATGTTGTCCCAACGTGTCTCGTCTGATATTTCAAACTCATGTACTACACGTAGATCAGTTGGATATTCAATATCAGGAAACGAATTGTCTTCTAGATCACTTGGCTCAAAACATTCAAAACGGAATTGCATCACTATCTCCTTCTACAACAATAAAAGCTTTAATTGGTTTATATACATTAACACCATCGTTACTGTATTCGGCATGGTATTTGGCGCTACTAATAGCACTCTTCTCTGACACATACATCTTAGGGGTAGTTGTGTTTTGTGTACACATAAACTCGCCTAACACTGATCGGTGCTTGAGCACCCAACCCTCTTTAATTACTTGCATTGGTAATCTCCATAACTCGGGGTACATCTACCACTTCAACTAGAAACTCGGGGCCACTGGCGTATAAGAATGTACGCATCTCTGGAAAACATTCTTTCTTAAAGTTGCAATAACTGCAACTAGTGCATAGCTTTTTGTTCTTACTAGTCTTACTGGCTGGAACAGGGTCTAGTCGTTTGATGCTGTCAGGGCTGGATAATGAAGCAGTGTCTGCCGCATGTTCAGCTTGCATCTTAAACAAACCTTTGTTCACCTCAATAGGGTAGTAGTTTACATGGCCTAGCTCTTTCTGGATAGTGAGAAAACCAGCATCGTTATAATTAAGAGAAGTAGCATAGCCATTAAGTTGTTGGTAATATCCAAAGGGGTCATCGACTAAGTTGTTTTTAAACTTCTCTTCAGAATATTTAGTAACACTCTTAACGTCAACCATTGCACCATCAATCACAGCGTCAATGCGTCCTCGTACATACCAACCATCACCAATGTCGTAAACCACTCGCTCCTGTTTCTTCTCCACTGTGTGACCAGCATCCTCTGCCACATTCAATACCAACTCTTCTAGAATGTCTCCGTAAAAGAATTTAAGTAAGGCACGACCATCAGGCTTCTCAGCAACGGTAGGCATATTGTACTTATACCATAGTCTACGTGCACATGGATCACCTACTTCAGAGAAGTACAACACCTTCTGTTCACGCAACTTATCTCGTGGGGTAAACCATTTGTCATAGCTTATATCTACCTTGTTGTTATTAGTAACAGGGGCTAAGCCCCCGCTAACAACACTGTAAATATCTTCTACCAGTGTATTGATTGATTTCACTTAATCATTTCCTCTGCTTGTGCGGCATCCAAGTCACCACATGAATAGGCTTCAAACTTACGTGCAATCTCAATGATTAAATCAGCATATGCTTGCACAGTGTCAATATCTTCACTGCTATCTAGGTAGTCACACACTGCCTTAGTAGCATTCGTAATGGAGTTCTGTCGGACAATGGCACGATCACCATGCAATAGGGGAATAGGAAACACCTTGCTAGGAGGGCTATAAGGGGCTTTACCGGGGCTAGCGGCTGATGCGCTAGGGGTAGGTGCACCTGTACCCTTCTTGAGCATTTGAACAGAAGCTAAGTCAACGTTCTTACCGTATGTGTTCTCGGTATATTGAAAGTCAACTTCGTCACCAATTGCAAACGCTGGCTTCTTAAAGCCATAGCTGAAACGTTCACCACCTGCTGTGATGGTGTACGCTGGCTTAGGGCCAAACTTAGTAGTAACTTCTTTGGTCGTGATGTTCTCGATGATATAGCTCATTTATCTTCCTTTAGTAAAACAAATTTGTCTTGCCAGTTTAGTCCAGCATCCACACCAACACCTAGTTGGCATGGGAAATCAATGTTGAAAATACTCTTCATGTATTTTGGTGCATCCTCTAATGTTTGCTTAGCCAATATAGCACACTTTTCTAACTTGTCAAGCGGTACATCAAGTACCACAGAATCGTGCACAGTCATTACTAGTTTCACATCTGGTGTCAGGGAGGCTTCTTCCAACTTACGTAGCAAGATACCAACCATCATAGGGACAACATCCCCTGTAGCAAAGCCCTGAATAGGCCAATTCTTTAACTCGGTAGGACTGAATGACAGACCTCCTTTGTATTCGTTAGCATACTTGTTAAAGATGTAGTGTCGCCCTGTAGGGCTGGTATGGTAGTAGGTATATTGCGGCCCACTAATATCTGGACAGTAACTAATTACTGCATCTTTCTCTGCCTTTGCAACTATTTCTTCATGGTAACGTTTAACTCCTGTGTAACGTGAATAGAATGTGTTAATAAACTTCTTAGCTGTTGCTCTATCACAACCGCTTTGCGCCATAAGCGTAGTAGCTCCTCCTCCGTATACGAGCAAGAAGCTAAAACGCTTAAAGGGTTTCCGTTCTTTGTCAGTTGGATATCTACCATACATTCCTTTGTAAAGTTCACGGTGCATATCCCTACCGTTATTAATATCGTCAATGAGTTGCTTGTCATCGGCTAAGTAGGCCAATGCAACCATCTCTAGCTGGCTGTAGTCAAGTTCCAAGATGTTACCGTTATCTTTATAACGGCTAACGTATGCTTTTTTAACATCCCCTGTATCTGTCTGGTTCTGTAGGTTAGGGTTAGTGGCTGACAATCTTCCTGTCTTGGTTGCACAATGGTTGAGGTTGGGATAGATGTTATCGTCTGGAAATCGTAGTCCAATGAGTCCTTCGTAATAGGTGTCCTTAATCTTGCTGTATTCACGAATTAACAATAACTGTTGTGCCACTGAGTCACCACCACTTGCTAACTGCTTTAACACTGCGTCATCTGTTGAGTAGTAACCACCCTTACCTAACTCCCCCGTAGGGGCATATTTGCCAACAACTCTCCGAATGCTCTCCACCGTTTTAGTTTTTGGTTTACCATTCTTATAAAATCCATCATCTACCTTCTCCTTATACTTCTCTTCACCCCCAAAGAAATACAGGGATAGTTGTTTAGGGCTAGCTGTATCTAGATCAGGTGCTTCTTCTGCAACTGTCGCTTGTGCTGTCTTCAGCATAATGTCGTAGAAGTCACGCTGTGTATGTACGTACTCCCAATCAACACGCATACCGTTTCTATTCATCTCAATGGTTGCACGTAGTGCGTCCATCTGTGTGAACATCAAAGGTAGAATGTCTAAGCCTTCTGCTTCTGCCCACTGTTGCTCAAAGATTATGGCTGTATTCTCTACGTCACCTTTCAAATAGTCCATCAACTCCTCACGGGGAATATGTGGCGTATCAATGCCAGCCTTCCAATAGGCTTTAATCTTGTCATCCTTCAGTGCATGTGCACCAATATATTCCTTAGTTAGTTCATCCAGTGATGCATACAAATGGCGCTGACCACTGAGTAGGTAGGCGGCTAACTGTGTGTCCCAAATACGTGGCAATGTATTATTAGTATCACGATAGATGTACAACAAATCAAACTTAACATTGTGACCAATGACAAGTGATGCTGCATCGCACAAGTTACGCAATGGTGTTAGGTCTAATCCCGTTGCATCATACTTGTATCCTGACGTACCACCTACGCAACATGTACCCCAAGCAATGACCTTGTTACCTCTCCACATAGGGTTGCCACTGTTGTTACCTACTGGACAACGAATGGTTGTCTCAAGATCAACTACTAGATTCATCTTTCAACTCCTTTCTAACTGTTGACAGCAACTCTTTTACGTTCATTACAAACTTGTTGTCCTTGTGAATAAACACTTCTGATTTTGGATCGGTAATCCACATATGACTACCCTTCTCTTCAGGTGCAATTATAACATCATACCAAACCCTATTAATATTTTTAAAATAGATGCGTAGATAACCATCTACATCTATATACACATCACCTTCATTTGGTTTTCCATTTACTGACATATCGTGCCTTTGCTGGTTCAATGTTAACTTCGAAACATCCATGTCTATGTGCTTCAAGTGTTTCGCTACCTCCGAATAACTTGTTTTTTGGAATATGGATAAATCGTTGTAAGTCCATACCCGGTTCATTACTTTTTCCAATAGTGACAATAGCATCAGCTTCCCCAATCTTATCTGTCTTGCTACCTCGTAGCTGGTTCATCTGAATCCACTTCTCTCCCTCACCTGTACCGTCCACCTGACTAATGGCAATGACAGGGCAATATTCTTTAGCCAAATCTCGTGCCCACTCGTATAGCTGTCCGATACGCAGGTCTTCCCTATCTTGCTTGAAACCATGTACCTTGTCAAGTTGGTCAAAGATGATGAGTCCCGGCTTGTACTCATTAAACAATCTTGCAATCTTAGTCACACTCTTAATGCCTGAGTCATCATCCAAGATTAGGAAACGTTGACCACCTCCCTTTAGGAATTCAGCTTCATGTGTCTTAGGGTCACTAAGTAATTCGCTACTAGTAACTTGGCTGTAGGCTTGAATCACACGCATCATAACCTTGTTGCTAGCTTCTTCGTTGTTAATCCAAATCACATGCTCATCAGGTTGTAGCTGAGTCATCATGTAACTTGCTTCACTAGCTGTAAACGTTGTCTTACCTGTCTCTGGTCGTGCCGCAATGATGATGAAGTCACCCTTACGTATTGGCCCTAGTGCTACGTTCAACTCTTTCAGTCTCCAATTAAGTCCACCACTTGCAACCACACCAGACAAGTAATCTAGTGACGGTTTAACGAACACATCATCCTTCTCTACGCTAGCACCTACTTCTTTCTTGTAGGCGTTAAGTAACGGCTCAATGCTTTCCAAGTCGCCGCCCATACCAGTGCCAATCTTAAGGCACACATCGTAAATCTGTGTTGCATAGTCAGTCTCAATTAGTTTGCCTAGCAAATCTTTGACAATGGGTGAGGGCTTATCTAACGCATCCTTCAGGTTGTCAAATGCAACCTCGTATGATGATGGGTCTTTAACCTTCCTACCCTTCACAATTGAAAAGAATGTACGAAACTCAGGGTAATTAATTTCTGTACGTGTTGGGTAGTTGTCCCAATACTCACCTAACACATTAAATATTTCTAATGTAATGGGTGATACGTTGTGTTTCTTTACATGATCCTTAAATCTGTTGTAAGTGTCTTTGTTACTAGTAACTGCTAGTAAGTCAATGTCATAGCTCATTCAAAGCTCCATGTCTTTAAGTATCTCAAGAGATAATTCCTTTGGTTGATGATTGAATATAGCTGAGATGTTAGGGACAATTGGTGATACATCAACAAACAATTTCTTAGCTGCTGCATGTCCTGCGATATCATCGTCTAGCCATAATACCACACGTTTTGTCCTAAACATACTCAAAACTCTCTGTGCTTCTCCATCTAGTTTAGTGCCTAACAAACACAAGGTTGGATAACCTGCATAACGTAACTTATAACTGCTAAGTAAATCTTCTACAATAATTAGTGGCTTACTTCTAATACCAGCAATACACTCTAAGAAACTAAATCGTTGTTTACTATATGTAAGATACTTAGGTGCTTTATTGTAACGTCTTATTTGATAACCATAAATAAATAAATCATTAAATATAGGTAGTACAACACCCTCGTCTGTTTCAGCAATGCGAAACTGGTTAACCAGTGATTCGTTAAATCCATACTGGCCTAACCACAACTGCCCTTCAACTTTAAACTTAGCATAGTCAAGTTCTTTTGTCAAGTCTTTGTAATCAGGGATTGGTGTCCTAGACACTACAGCCCTTGTTGTTGCCTTTATGCTTCTAACTGTCTCTTTTGGTCGGTAATATCCGCTATCTCCACAGTTATGGCAGTGCCACATGAATGCACCATCTAAGTTCTTAACGTACAATCTCTCCCTATTATCCATGCCATTAGGACAATCAACATGGTTGTACTTAGCTTGATCCCCTTCATCTAAAGTCTCAAAGTCGTGTGCGTTACTAGTAAGCACATGTTTTGCTTCTTGTGCATAGTAGGTTGTCATATGTTCTTCTCCTTGAGTTTGGCTTCGATGGCTCGGGCAAAGTCATCTTCGTGGTAGTACGGGCTTGACTCAGCCCACATGTCAGTGATCTCCTCATCCGTCAGCCCAACCCATGTGCGCTGTGATGGTGGGGATGTGTAGAGGGGTGCAATCTCAGAGCCGCAACCTTCTATTTGTCCTGCCAGTATTTCTTCGGCGCCATCAAGATACAAAGTTGGTTCACCAATAATTTCTCCGTTATTGATGACGCAC